CGGCGTGGGTGAAGCTGTTGCCTGTACCGTCCATCACGGAGATCAGCGAGTGGTAGAGCGCGGGTTCGTAGGAGGCGATGACGGCCCAATAGGAGTCCCGCAGCTCCTCCAGGATGACGTGGAGGCCATAGACCAAGCGGTTCGCGGTCACCGTCACGGAGACGGAGGGCGTGTGCCCTTCGCCTGCCAGGACAGGCGCACCGAGCGTCCAGGAATGAATCTGCACCCAATCGCCCGTGGCGAGGAAGTTGTTGCCCGAGCGATAGCACAGGCTCGTCGCGCCGCCCCAGCTAATGCCGGTTGCGGACTGGAACTGCCCCACGACGTTCGGCGCATTGACGCGCCCGGCGAACTTCGCGCCGCCACCGCGGTCCACGTAGAAGACTGCGTTGTTCCCATCCTTGCCACCGGAGCCGACCCATAGGGGGAAGTCGCCGATGTTGGACATTTCGGCGCGGAACTCGTTGGCGTTCACCACGTTTCCGTTCGCGTCAAGGGTGTGCGTCTTGAACGTGCCGCCGTTGATCGTGCCCGCGTTGGCCGTGAGGGCCGACAGGTTGTTCACTCTGATCTTGTCTGCGGTGATCGTCCCGTCCACCACCAGCGCACCTTGGATGCCCACGGTGGACAGGCCACCGACGCTGCCGATCACGAAGGGGTACTTCACGTTCGCCAGGTTGCCGCCCTGGGTGTATTGCGGATGGACGAAGGCGAATCGGTCGGCGCTTACGATGAAGTCACTGCCCGTCTGCGGGTTGGCCGACAGGGCGATACCGGCGACCACAGGCACCCCGTTAACGGTGCCTGCGTTGATCTTCACCGAGTAGTTCGCCTGCCACTGGCCGTACATGCCGGAGTGTTCCCCCGCCACGACCGAGAAGTTCTGCTGGAGCGTGGCGAACGCGCCGTCCTTGAATGCCTGCACCTGGGTGCTTGCGATGGCCTGGGCTTGTGTCGCGTCGATCTTGGTGGACTGGAGTTGCTGCACCAGCGCACCGGTCGGGGACGCTGCGTCGATGTCGGCCTTCCGCCAGGCGGAGCCATCCCACATATACGTCAGGTATGCACCGGTCTGGCCGGTCTTCACCCAAAACGACGGCACCTTGAACCCGCCAGTAGGGGCGGTGGGTGCGGAGGCACCGAAGTAGGTGGGTGCCGTGGTCGTCTGGAGGGTGGTGAGCTGGGACGCCAGCGCGCCGCGAGCGGATGCCTCGGCGGCGATCTTTGTATCCACAGCAGCAGTGACGTCAGACTCGGTCTTGTCGATCTCCTGCTGAATGCCTTTGCCCACGTCGGTCCCGAATCGGGCCGCCAGGGCGGTGCGGAAGGAGGTGTTCGCACCCGTCGCGGTGACGTTTGACTGGAGGGTCTGCTCGGTAGCGGCGATGTTCTCGCCGTGCTTCGTCACGGTGGTCTGCGTGTTCTCCAGGCTTGTCTGGGTGGCATCGGCCTTCTGCCGCAGTGCGGCGACCGTCTCGGCCATGTTGCCTTGCCACTGAGCCGTGGTGGTCCGTAGGGCCTCCACCGAAGATCCGGTCTGGTCTACGCGGGTGTTGACCTTGGTGATGTCGGCGGCGAGGTCCTTGCCCACCTGGGCGAGCTGCCCGGAGACGCGGGTTACGTCGGCGTTGGTTGAATCCACCCGACCGTTTACCTCGTTGATCTCCTGGGCGAAGTTGTCCTCGACCTGCGCCAGCTTGTTGTCCACCGCAGTGAATGATGCGGAGGTCTTGTCCGCCTGAGCTTGGAGTTTCTGCTCGATCTGCGCCCGGTTCTCGCCCACCTGGACGCCCAGCAGGCGCGCCGACTCTGCAATGGCTTCGTCGGTGGTGGCCTTGACCGACTCGATCCGCTGGTTGAGGGCGGCGGAGACGGCATCGTCGCCATTGCCGATCTGCGCGTGCAGCTCGGTGGTCGCGGTGACGATGGCCTTGTTTGCGTCCGCGATGGCCTCGTTCACTTCCAGGAATCGGGCCGCGTTGTCCACGCCCGCCTGTTGGAAGCGGGCGAACAGTTCGGTTGTCTCGCGGGCGATGACCTGAGCGGCCTCCTCCACCAGCTCGATACGGGTGTAAGCGGTGCTGATCTTGTCGCCGTAGTCGCGCTTCACGTCGTGAAAGTCGCGCCGGGTCTCGAAGTATTCGAGGTCGATCCGGTTGGCCTCGTGCGCTCGGAGAATTTCCTCCAGCACCACTTCGGCGTTCATATCAATCAGGTCGATGCGCGTCAGGAGGTCCTGGAGTGCAGGGGATCGCATGACACCGTCGATGATGACGTTGATGTCGGGGTTGCCGGTGCCAGGGCCTTCGCCATTACCGCCGCCGCCATTGCCCCCGGTGCCGAACTCGGCAGCTTCCTGGTGGGCGTACAGCAGTTGGCGAATGGACTTGTTGAGGTCGCGTGCCGGGAGGTTCGCGCCGTCCTTGTAGGAGATCAGCGGGGAACCGATGGGGGTGAATCGACGCAGCAGGACGACGAAAGGTGCGTCCAGGATTCCGTCCTGGGACGGCAGCTCTACGGTAGTTGCGTCAAGCCAGGTCAGCGAGACCTGACGTTCAGCGTCCTCCTTCCCCACGAACGCGCGTACATGATCGCGGTCAATGAAGGGGAACGGGACGTTCAGCCGGAGCGTGTCGCCAGGTCCGATCTCGAACCGGACGAACGACAGTCCGCGTGCTTGCTCTTGCATCGAATCCTCAGAAAAGGGCGAGGCCCCTTTCGGGGCCTCGGGTGGTGTTACTTGTCGGTGCCGTCCTTGCGGTCCGGGAAGTTCTCCCTGATCGCGTAGTCGGCGAGGTTGCGTGCGCCTGTCATGTTGTTGAAGGCCCAAATCTTCCAGAAGTCCTGCATCTGCTTCTCGGTGATCTGCTCGTCGTCCTTGATGGCAGCGCCAATCATTCGACTGGAGCCATACACGCGGTTTGCCAGGTCGAGCGTGGGGATGCCCATGATTCCGTTGGACAAGCCGGTCGAGCGGTTGTTGGAGAAGATCGGGTCGTTGCCGAGAGTGTCGGCCCAGACGAAATCGGTGATCGACGGGATGGCCGTGGACCAGCTCGATTGGGCGATGCTGTTCTTGTAGAAGTTGGCGGTGGTGAGCTGCTTCTTTCGCTGCTCCTCGTTGCCGATGGTGTTGATGTACGTGCGCGCCGCCCAGCCCATGCCAGCCGCCGACGCCGAAAGCGTGACCATCATGTAGGTCCGCCAGTCGTCGTAGTGGTGGAACGAATTGAGGAAGTGGCGCGTGTAGCTGTTGACCATGAAGCTGCGGAACTGCGTGACCAGACGCCCCACGGTGGAGTGCATCAGCTCGATGGAATCCGATGCGTCGCCTTCGAGAACCTGGTGACGCGATACGCGGAACAGGAATGCAGCCATGCGCTCCCTGGTCTCGAACGAGACAGCGTTCGGGTCGATCTGGTCGATCTTGCGTTTACCCTTGAGGTAGCCGAACAGGTCAGCCTGGGCCTTCTCGTCGAGTCCCCAGGAACGCAGACGTGCCACCTCGGCCGTACTCAGCTTCTTGGCGTTCGCCATATCGAGCATCCGCAGCATCGTTGCCCGTCCGGCGATTCGCTGGAGCATGGTGTTCACAGGAGCCATGCCAGACATCACCGAGGTGACGTGGGAGGCACCGTTGAGGGCGTTGTCGAAGCCGACCCCGAACCGGTTGTTGCCGAACGTCGGCGGTGCGAGGGCGTCGTCGTCCATCCGCATGAAGGGAGGGTTGCGCAGCCAGTCGGTGCCAGGTGCGAACAGCGACTCCATCACTCGGGCCTCCTTGGAGGTGAGCTTCCCGTCCGCACCGCGGATCAGGAACTCCTTGGCGGCCAGTGTGGAATCAACGAAGTTCCGCACGCCTGCGTGGGCGATGGTGGGGCCGAGTTCCGCGAACAGCGAGAAGCCGACCTGGTTCATCACGCGGGAGAAGTTCCAGTTGCGGAGGGCGCGCGCATAGCGCGAACCCTTGGATGCTGGATCAAGTTCAGTGGAACGGCCGAAGGTGGATTTGATGCCGATGTCCACCATTCGCTCCAGGTCCTTCACGTCATCCCCGGCGCGCTTGGCGTCGAGCTTGAGGTTGGACTGGAAGCGGTCGAGCTGCGCCCGATTACGGACGTTGAGCTTTGACGACAGTGCGGACCACCCGGTGACCTCACGGAGATACCGGGCCATGACCGACTCGACATCATTGTCGAAGAGGTCGCTCATCTTCACCTGGATCGCCTCGCCCGCCTCGTTGGTCAACGTGGTGGCGAAGTTCTCGTCCAGGTCGATTCGCTGCTTGGCGCGGGCGAGCTTGCTGGCCTCGTAGGTCTTGCGTTCGAGGTTGCCCATGATCTCCTGCATGCGCACAGGGGCGACGCCAGCTTCCGCCAGCATCTTCTCGATCTCCTCGACTGAGTCGGAATCGAGCGGCCGCACCAGCAGTGCGCCGCCATCCCCCTCGAAGTTCGCCTGGGCGCGCTTGAGGTAGCTATTGGAAACTGCGGACAGCAGCTCATCGTCGATCTCATCACCCTCGTCAGCGAGGGCGGCCCATGCCTTGCGCATGGCGGGCTTGACCAAACCGTCGCGGACCTGATCGAACGTCAGGCCCTTCTCGCCGAACAGGGATTGAAAGCCTTTCTCGCTCCAGTAGCGCGGCAGGTAGTTGGGGTTGTTCCGGATGTTGTCGAAGCCGTCGAGACCCGAATCCTGCGCGAGCTTGAGCGCATCGCGCATCGTCTGGCGGACGCCCTGGGCGGCCTTGATGGCTTCGGGGGAGACGTCGGTGTCGCCGCGGACAGCACGGCCGATCTCTTCGTTGAACTGGCGGCGAGCGCCGTAGTTCCACCAGTGGGTGCCGGTGCGGTCCTTGAAGTCCGCCCAGGCCGCATTGGACGTGCCGCGCCATTCGGTCTCCAGGGTGCCGAGGTGGCGCTTGGAGAACTCGGTGGCGGATTCCTGCACGGCGATGGAGCGGTCGGTATAGCCGACGCCGTCGCGGAACAGGCCACGGCCCGCCTCGCGGACCAGCGTGGACTTGGCCTTACCCATGCGCGCCGCTAGGTCGCGGCGGATACTGGCGTAGGCGGGGGCGATGTGCGCGTTGGTGAGCGCCTTGTCGGCGAACTCGACCTCGCGGTCGGTTCCCTCGCGCAGCGGGGAGATACCGGGGGTACGGTCTTCGGGGAGGTTGGCGACACGGGCGGCGGACAGAGAGTCCTTGCCGAACGTGCTGGTTGCCAGCTCCTTGACTCGGGAGGGATCGACGTCACCGTCGTACAGCGCGCCGCGCCGCGCGCCCAGCGCACCGGCGAACGCGAAAGACGTGGCAGCGTTGAGAGCCAGGTCTTCGAGGTGCTGGGACGGGTCGTACTGCATGGACGCGCCCTGGACCACCGTGGTGACGGCCGCCGCCTGGAGGCCAGAGCGAGCCATGTTGGCGATACGTCCAGCCTTGGCGGCATAGCCGAGGCCACCGGAGGCGATGTCGATACCGGTGGCGACCGGGTCGGTGAGGCCCAGCGCGATGTTGCCGCCCAGGCCGAACTGCGCCAGGTCTTCGTCCGCCATCTGATTCTGGAAGGCGATGCTCTCCAGGTAGCTCAGATGCTCGTCGGAGGTGGCCTTACCGAACAGCTCCCACTGCTCGGGACGGAGGCCCAGCGTTTCCCAGCGCTTACGCGCGTCGGTAGGAATGCGGTAGTCGGGGGTCGGCTCGAAACCAAGGGAGGTAACGAAGCGGTCGATGAAGCCGATGCCGCCTTTGACCTGCGCGGCACCGATGCCGTCCCACACGGTCGTCTGGTCCTTCCGGCGCTGCGCTTCCTCTCGGGCTGCTTTGTTCTCGCGGACGGCATCCACGACGGACTGCTGGCGCGCAGGCGCGAGCTTGGTCTCGTCAGCGCCGGGAAGGTTCTCGAACATGCGGGTTATTTCCTCGTCAGGTACTCCAGAAAGTCCTCGGGGACTGCCGGGGTTGCGTTGGTAGGGGCGGGGGTTCCGAGCGTCTTGCTCAGGTCGTCCAGCGCGGGGGCGGTCCACACCGGCTTCTGTTGCTCCACGGCGGACGCCGGGAGGCCTGGCCGGGCAATCACAGCGGGTACTGGCTGATCGCTGCTGGTGGAGCGCTGCTGGCGCATACGGCGGGCGGTGTTGGCGAAGGAGTTTGCCTCCGCAGCCTGGCGTTGCTCGACGGCGTGCCGAGCTCGGTATTCGGCCAAGTCACCCTCCCAGCGCTTGTGCCCGGAAGCGATCATTGCCGGGGAGAACCCGATGGCGCGCTTGGTGTCCGGATCGGTCAGCGGGTAGCCGTCCTTGCCGACCACCTGCCACTGAGCGGGGTTGCGCGGATTCGGGACAACGCGGAGGTCGTCCACGTCCAGGTCCAGCTTCTTCGCAACGCTGCCTAGCAGCACCTCGGTAGCCTTCTCTGCACCCTTGGGCATACCGATGTTCGGTACGCGAGCGTTGTTGACCACCGTGTGCTGCGAGTCAAGGCGACCCACGGCGGCACGGATTGCGTCCTCGCCGGTGACGCCCGAGTTCATCGCAGCGAACCGTTCGGCCTCCTCGCGGATGCGGAGGATTTCGCGGGGGTTGCGCTGGTGACCATCGGCGGTCTCCAGGTACTCCTTGATCTTGTCCTTCCAGGCGTCGCTGACGACCTGGCGGGCTTCCTCTGCCTGCCGCTTGCCCTGACCGAAGGTCTGGACCGATTGCTCGAACGACAGGCCGATGTCCCGTGTGTTCCGGTAGTGGGCTTCCAGGATTCCAGCGGAGTCGCCCGAGGCCACGCGAGAGGCGTACACCGGGTCGAATGCACGGAGCTGCGAGTACAGCGTGGTCGCAGCCTCGAACGCTTGCTTGTTGCTCGGGGTGGCGCGGTCGAGAATTGCGGAGAGCTGCGGGATCGGCACGCCAAGGTTGGCGTACTTGCGGATCAGCGCCCCGCGTTGTGCTTGCGGGGTGGCATCCCACTCCTTGCCTGCGGCTTTCCGAATCTCCGAGTCGGAGAACGAGTAGGCATTGCCGCTTGCGATAGCCGCGCGGAGGGCTGCGTCCTTGTTGCGCTCCTTCGCCTCGGATTCCCAGCGGCGGAGCGTCTGCTCCTGCTGGGTGTTCCAATGACGACGGAATTGCATCAGGTCGCCGCCCGACAGGCCGAACTTCTCGGCGTACCCGTCGATGGCTTTGTGCGTCAGGCGGCCCTTGTCCGCGAGGTCCTGGAGGGACCACTCGGCCTCGGCCATTGCCTGATCGCGGGCTTCGTCCTGGCGCTTTCTGATGACGGTCGCACCAGCGGCGGCTGCGCGCTGGAGGTCATCCTGGTATTTGGGGCTGTTCATCAGGCCCGGAGAACCGTCGTCACGCGGCTTCTCGAAGAAGCCCACGATGTCGGCGGGGTCGCGTTCGCCGGACGCCAGTAGGTCCACGGCGGCGCGCGCCACGATGGCGTCCACGTCGTCGCGGTTGAGGTAGGCAAACTCCTCGGAGTCGAGGTTCTGGTACAGCGCCTTCATGCCGCCTTCGGCCAGCAGAGAGCCATCCTTCATCCCCTCGCGGGCAATGACGGTCAGCGACTCTTCCTGCCGGGCAAAGGTCTCCTTCACGGAGTCCTCAGTCCACTTGAGGCGCACAGCATCGGCCGCACGACCTACAGCGGGCAGCAAGGCTTGCTTGACTTGGGGGTCTTGAAACTCGGGCGCAGCCAGTAGTTCGCCCAAGGAGGTGCGGAGGGCAGGCTCGATGTCTGAACCCGGCTCGGCCTTGGCGAGCTGCTTGCTCGCTTCGACCTGCCAGTCCCGGATGCGGAGCGCACCATCGGTCTTGAGGTATCCGCGCCGCCAGGGTTCGGACTGAGCGGCCAGGGCCTCCGCCGCTTGGCGGGGGGTTCCGGCCAGGTCTTCTTCCATGCGCGCCGACTGGCCCGCAGTGGTGTCTTCCTTGGCCTTCTTCTGCGCACCGAGCGCAGCTTGTCGGCCAGCCATGTTGGCTACCCGGCCGAGGACGGCCGCGGCCGTTCCGGTAAGCGCACCGGCACCACGGGCTACGCCAAGGTCCGTCTGGACGGCAAGCGCGGGTGCTTCGCTGTTACGCCCGACGACGTCGGTGCGTCGGGTGATCTGAGAGCGGCCACGGGCCATGCTTAATCTCCGTCAGGGATCGAGAGGCGCTTGTAGTCGGCGATGTTCCCGTAGGCGCTCATGCCTGCCTGGGCGACACCACCAAGCGCCTCGGCGTTGTTGGATCGGATGCGCGCACGGCTCTCCTCGCCGGAGGCGATGATTCCGTTGCGGCGGTTCTTGTCGATGAGGGCGATGTCACGGCCAGCCTGGCCCATGATGTCGTTTGCGATGATCGAGACCGAGTTGCCGGAGACGGCGGACTCGGCAGCAGCGGCGCGGAAGGAGGCGCGCATGGCGCGTGCCTCTTCCATGCGGGCCTGCGTCTTCTCGGCAGCAGCATCATTGACTTGATCCTGCTGTCGCTGGGCCAGCTCCTCGGTGGCCTTGTTGTTCTGGTTGGTCTGATACATGGTCGTCATCGCGCCGACAGCGGCGATGCCGATCTGTACGGCTACCGGGTTACACATGCGTGTTTCTCCACGAGGACGAACGGCACCTTGGCGGCACCGAATTCGTCGAAGATGCAGACCTCGCGGAACCCCAGCCAGCGGAGCCAGCGTAGGGTCGTCGCAGCCTGCGCATCGACGAAGTTGAAAAGGAAGGTGAACTTGCCCGCCCACCGGTCGGTGATGCGCAGCGTCTCCTTGAGGAAGACACGGCGGGACTTGGGGGACACCAGGTAGTCGGTGCCCAGCAGCCATACACCAGCAGCGCCGTCGAAACGGGCGTATCCGAAGATGCACAGCACGATGCCGTCGTGGACCGCCGCATAGCAGCGGTCGCTCTCGGTGATGGCGTATACGAGCGCCTGGAGAGGGGTGTGCCCATGCGACGCCGCCACCTCCAGGACATCGTCCTGTCGCATGTGGTCAGCGACGAAGGCGATGTCGTCGGAGGTGGGGCGTCGATAGGTCAGGGTCATAGGCGGCTTCGAGTGACAAACATGCCGCGCCACTGTGCAGACTGGAACCAGCACTGGAACGGCAGACGGTTGACGAGGTGAATGCGACAGGCTTCCGCGTTGGACAGCACGGGGAAGCGACGCGACCCGGAGTGGAACGTGGGGGACGAGGTGCGGAATGCGGAGTCGTTGAGGACACGGGCGGTGTAAGCGCCGCTGTGCGCGGCCAAGAAGGTCTCGCGGCGGCCGGTGCCCTTGCTTTCCACCTCGACCTCGAAGTAGGCCGCGTCCTTGTAAGCGACTTCGATGTCGCGCACTTGGAGGCGTCCGATCAGGACGGCCTGCTTGTCGTCTGACCGCATCAGCGGGCGAGTCAGTGTGAGCCGATGCTCGTAGTCCATACCGACGACGACGCGACCTTGCGCGTGGTTGCCGGGAAGGACCAAGCGCGTGCCGCCGTTTGCCCAAGACGTGCCTGCGGGCAGCTCCAGGTAAGCACCTGGGTCGTCCCAATCGTCCGTCTTGAGGACGGTGACGGTCATGCCCTCATCGACGATGAAGGGCAGGTCGATCCACGTCTGGTTGCCGAACGCTTGGTAGGCGGGCTGAACCACCGTCATGCGATCCACGAGGTAGGTATAGTCGGCGGTGACGTCCGCATCTTCCTGGTTCAGCGCCAGGTTGAACCGCAGCAGTTCACACCCGCCTGCAGGCGAAGCGGCAACCATATAAAGGGTGTCCGCAATGCAGTGCATATGGACCACGCGGCCGACGCCCGAGATCGTCCAGCGAGTCCACGAGGACTGCTGCTTCTCGTCGCCAGCCCATCGCACGAAGTAGGCGTAGACCTGTGATTCGCGGGGGTTGTCCAGGGCCACGAACACGGCGTCCGCCTGGTCGCCCGTGGCGAGCGCGCGGATGCGGCCAGGAATGTAGCGCGGGACATGCGCGGTCACGTCGGCGGCGTCGCCGGTCACCTCGGTGTCGTCCATGAAGTACTCCCGGATCGTGGCGTACTTGCCTTCGTCATCCACGGAATACAGCGACTCGCCCATCAGCTTCGGCTTTACCCAGGGGGAGGAGCTGTAGGAATTGACCGGGTCGGACTTGACGTACTTGGATGCCATGTACGGCTCGGCGGTGAGCATGTGCTGGCCGCCTGCCGCCGCGAGGAACAGCGACGACTTGAAGGGAACCGCGTGGTAGAGCGTCGTCACTCCGTTGGTCACGACCGCGGTGTCGATGGGATCGCTGTCGAGAACCTGGGTGACCGAGGTACGCCACAGGTTGTACGGGTCGGTGACCTCGGACAGCAGCACGTTCTCCGTAGAGAGGAAGCCCAGGCGCTCCCGGTGGAGGAACACGTCGCGGATGCGCTGACCGTCCAGGGAGGGCGGCGGGTTCGAGTCCTGATCGCCGGAGAGACGCGCAGTCCACTCGGGGGCACCGAGGGAGAACCAGAAGCCGTCCGCGTGGATGGGGTCAGGGATGCGCTTGAGGATCAGCGGCATCGTCTTCGAGTCAAAGCGGTGCTTGATGCCGGGCTTGGCTACTTCGAGGTAGACCTTCTCCGACTGCTTCTGGACGTAGTAGTCGTCGAACTCTGAGAGGTCGGAGCCGATGACGTTGTAGATGGCACCTGTCGGCACCGTCGCTGCGTCTTTGCCGCTCGGCAGGTCAGACATCGTCTGCACGGAGCCGACCAAGGTTCCGGGCGACAGCTCGTCCGACAGCTTCACCAAGACCAGGCGGTTCACGATGAAGGTGGTGTCTGCGTAGGTACAGGTCGAGAACACCGACCAGGGGCGCTGGCCCTGGGTGTCCAGGTAGTCCAGCGCGGCCCCTGTGACGTTCACGGTGTACTCGTAGGCCGTCTCGTGGTCGAACACTCGTACCGAGCGATGACCGACGACTACGATGTAGCGCTCGGTGTCGTCTCGGACGATGGAGTGGAAATGAGAATCGGGGTTGAGGTCGGCACGCAGGTTGCCTACGAACTCTGCGGGCGGGCGCTTGCCCGCGCCCATTGCCGCGTGCATCCAGGCGTTAACCGCCTCGGAGAGCTGTGACGGCGACCGGACTGTGTCGTCCTGT